TAATAAATCAGAATGAGAAGATATGGATAGTATAATAAAAAAAGAGTGAGAATTTAGCGACACATACGATATGCTTTTCAAAAGCCGAGAAAGTATGATGTAGTATAAACTATGTTTTACAAAGAAAAGACCACTCGTTTTGAATGGTCTTTTCTTTTATTTTATTTTATAATTTTCTAGTCAACACTTTGTTCGTCCTCGATGATCAATAATACATTGTCATCATTTGCAGATGCAGTGATTTCGATAGCAGGCTTCATAGCTTGGTCGACTTCCTGGTCACTTGCAAATTCAAGATTCCAACCGTTGGACTTGAATCATTTTGGCATTATTATTCTTAATTCTTTTCCGTTCTCATCAACACTTATAAATTTATTTAATCTGTATTCTGCAATCTTCATCACATCCTTCAATGTAAGAGTATGCATTGTGTAAGGAGTGTAAGAGTAGTCAGCAGTCAATCATCATGAAACGATAGTAAGAGCAGTTCACTTTCTTTCCAATACAACATCACCATTAGCATAAGTATACACATAGTAATCAGTATCTTTTGTTAGAGTACCAGCTCAGTTCTTAACAACTAATGTTGAAACCATAGTTTTGTCTCAGTTTTTGTTAGCCAAGATTATCTTTTCTCAAGTAGCCCATGAAGCAGCAGCTAATTTAAGAGATTCACCAGTTACAGGAGTTGCACTTCCGACAGTAGCTGTATAATCAAAACTTGTATCAAGAGTTTTAACATTTGGCAAATGGAATTCGTACATTTCGCAAGAAATTTTTACTGAATCTGGCTTTGTTCTTGGAGGTAGTTCACCATTACTAGCTTTGAGTGCCAATGTTTTGTATGTTATTTCCATTTTGGCAGCATCAAGCAATCAATAATCAACACCATCGACAGTCCACTTTACAGATCATAGTCTTATAGACTTTGTGTTTTGAGCAGTTGTTTGCATGTAAGTAAATAATAATATAAAAAATTATGCCTTACATATAAAGCACAACTTAAACATTCTCAAGGACATCTACAAGTTTCTAAGAGAAAAACCGAAAGTGATAGGGATTCAGTAAGATTTAGTACTTGGGTCCATAATATCTTGACCTTCATTAAGCTTATATTTTAGTATCTTTTGGTCGTCTGCTTGTAGTATACCCAATATACTATTCTTTATATCTTCCACCTCTAGTCATGTACTAGCCCATGGGGTAATTTGAAACAATTCATCTACTTGTTTTGTCCTATAATGATTAGCAGTGAGTCTGCAGAAAGTAATTAATGGGAACTTATCTGGGAACCTATTTTCATTCTCATTGTCCGATTGGAAAAAAACTGGTATATTTGGCAATCCAGCAACAAGTTTATCGTAAATGAATTTCTTAGTATTAATCATTAATGATTGATATACTGATTAAAAGTCTGTTGTATAGCATTCTGCACCTGTATTTTATTATCCTCGAGTCATTTCCTTATGAAACTTCTTGGCTTCATCCTTACTGTTCAAAACTCCGTTACTGTTCAAAATTCCAAATATGATCCATACTCCTCAGTATTAAAATATCATTTTCTTACTCAAACTCTGTACTCAGTGTCACTTATCTTTTGATTACCAATACTTCTTTTTAGGTTTCATGTGACCTTTCTAGAAGGATCCTTTGGTGGTCTTGCTGGATCTCTTGGTGTTATTTGTATGATCTTATCCTGTAGGAATTTAGCTCATGCAAATAATGCTAAGTCAATTGCTTTCTCAATCTTTGATGTGTCCATTGTAAATGTTGCCATCTTTATTCAATTAGTTGTAAATCCGCTACATTATGGTCCCGAATAGCGTTAAAAACATACTGTTTCCTAACATATTTCACTATATACCTTAAATCTCCATCTAGTATCAGTTCTCATTTACTCAATTTTTGTGTTTTATCAAAGAAGAATGTATGATCAGAGTCTCTTACATTTACCTGTCATTCTACCAGTTTATCCAAACGCATACTTGTTTTCTTTGCAAAAAGTATACCTCTTATAGTCACAGGTATAGAGGTGATATTTTGTAGTTCTCCGATCTCATTCTTATCTTGTGATATTGTAGGGATTCTTTTGAAATTCCTATACTCACTACTAAAACTGGATAAAAACCCCATGATATTATGCTAGATAACAACTAAAATTCTTATATTTCTTCAATATTTTGTCATAGTCTATAGAGAATAGGCTATTTTTGGTGGATAATTCACTAGGAGAAAAGTAAGTAATAGACAAACTTTCAAGGCTCTTTTGTTTGATTTCCTTAGTGTTTTGGTTCGTTGGGCTTTGTGCCTCCTCATTTTCCATCAATGTTTTGCAGTAAAATAAGAAAAACTTTTTGAAATCTGATGGAATAGTAGCGTATCATTTCTTATACGTCACAGATACATTGGATATTCAACTTGGCACCTTTGTTGTAAGGTGGATCTTATTTTTACTGATAAAATCTACATCAAGTGATTGCCAAGAATCAGTTCAGACTCTATATTTTATCTCAGTAACCTCATTGATAATATTCTCCATAAGTATTATTGATCCACCAATACCATCAACTCTTCTTGTGAGTGATTGCTCGAGGATAGAGTCTCAGAGTTCTATGTTAACTAAGTCAGTCCCGTTTTGGATGACATCAGTCAAAAGAGCATCTTTTTCTTCGGATGTTACCCCAAGAAAACTCTTTAACTCCTCAAGCCCCACGTATTCTGTATCTGCCATAATTTTTTATCATAAAATAAAAGACTACCTATTTAATAGATAGTCTCTTATACATTCTCAAGGTCATATTTGTTTTACTCTGGATCCTCATCTGTGCCTTCTTCTCCATCAGAATCTTGATTATCAGGATCCTTTGCAGACAATTCTTCATACTTAGCAAGAAGCTCTAGCCTTTTCATACCTTTAGTGTCAGTGAATCATAAGGCTTCAAGTTCAGAAGTAAGTTCTTTTATAGTCATACTATTCCCCTGATTATCAGGATCCTTTGCAGACGTATCTGGCTGTTTATAGAGAACGAATCAAGCATCCAAATAAATCGGAAGGTTATCTACAGATACTTCAACGATTTTTTCTGGTCTTATACCATTATAGACACGATTCATTTTATTTACAACCTTTACAAGTTCTTTAGTTGTCATTTGTTAATAAATATGAGATAAAAGTTGGGGGCTATAATAAAATAACCCCATGTATTGTTTTGATATTAGTCTTCAGTCTTCATGCTGTGTACCAATGCACCAGCTGTAGCTTCTTCAACAACTGTATCCATCCAATATTTTCGGTGGAAATCTCGACCTATACCAGCTATTCTTTCTACTTCAAAGCTAAGGTTGTTGCTTTGGATAGCGAAGATAAGATTCAATGGATCAGTCAACAATGCTTCAGCACCATCCAACGATACAACTCTAATTTTTTGAGATGCTACATGTGGAAGGACTGGAGTTTCAAGAACTGTTATTGAATCAGCACTTACTACATCAACTGTAAGTACTTCAGCATCAGCAGTACCGTAAGAAGCAACAATTATATCACCAGATACTAGTCCAGTTTCATCAGTAAGTCCAAATGTTTTAGTTCCAGCAGTATGCGAAGTTATATTGAATACTGTTGTTTCAGGAACCGCAGATTCGTCTCCCATAAGAGGAGCTTCTATAACTTTCTTTTTTATGATAGTAGACATCAACTCATTTCTTACGTTCATATCAGCTACTGTGTCATACAATGACTGATAATCTAGCAATACATTTGATCAGACAATAAATTGAGCTTTTTGTCTGAATCTTGTAGGCAATGCCTTAAGAGCAGACTTGAATTTCTCTTTCTTTACCAATCTATCTGTATATTTTGTACTATCAGCAGCATTAACAATGTTACCAGCTTGCAAGAATCTCCAAAACCATCAGTCAAATTGTTCAAGTACTGTAGTAGGAGTTCATGTAGATCTCTTTCTAGCATAAAGTGCCAATTCTTCTATTTCATTAGCAAGTTTCTTTTGAACTAACTTAATCATTGTGTCTTCAAATGATTGTCCTTCTATATTGTTAGCGAGTTCTTCATCCAACACTCTAACTACAGCCTTTGTAACTTTACAATCAATATCAACTTTTTCTACAGACATTTCTCCACGCTTGTCGGCTCAAAGAGCTTCACCTGCAGTGCCTGGTTGCAAGAACCTTCACTTAGGATATAGTTTTGCAATAGATGTTTTAGATACCGTAGGGGTAACTATTCTACAATTCTTAAGTATGACAGATTCATCCTTCAAACCGTCAACGAAAGCAGTTGCTTGTGCTTCATTAAGCATTACATATTTCCCAGCAAGTGCTGTGGAGTCAAATGCCTTTTTTAGTTGTTCCTTTTTTTTGTCCATTTTTTTTAATAAATAATAAAGATAAAAAAATTATTCAGCATCATTGCTTAACATTCAAGCATATGGGCTTTTGTGTGTTTTTTCAATAGTCTCTTGTTTAAGAACAGGTGTGTTTTCCAAATTATCAAGTCTTTCAGCGATCTTTTCAACATCTTCTTTTTTAGCGATAGCTCCTTTGAGTTCGTTAAATTGGTCTAATAGATCTTTTACTGTCTGAGCATCCACGCTAATGTACGCCCATTTCTTGATCTCTTCTTTAGCCTCAGCAAAAGCACTTTTTATTGTGTTTACTGTCTTTTCGATCTCTTCCTTGTCTTCCGTAGAAGCAGGTGCAGGATCTCATGCTCAATCAGCTGGAGCTGGAGTAGTGTCAGCTGTATCAACTGAATCAATCTCCTTCTCGATCTCTTCCAATTTAGCAATACCTTGCTTTTTTGTTTCTGCTGTCTTTAACAGTCAAACAGCTTCTAGTATTCAAGAAGCTATCTTTTTAAGTCTTTCTTTATTCATAAAGAATTTAGATAAAAATATAAAAATAATTATAGCTGACTTCTATTGGTGGTCTTAAACATTCTCAAGGACATCTACATTTTTCTGTAATTTCTTTTCGATCTTGTCCAATATCTCAAAACAATCATCTTTTTTATTTGTAAAATTAAATGATTTGAAAATAGAGAATTTTGTTTCTGCTTTCTCTATAGCTGGTTTCTCATTCTTTGATACCAGAGAGATTTTGTCGACCACAACTCAACTGATGTTTTTAGACATGTTGTACTATTTAAAATAAATAAAGTTATTCTCTCCATCATTCTCATTGCATGGATATTCAAACAAATTCTCAATCTTCTATTTTTTTGAATAGATCATCGCTGAATTTTATCGCCACTAATCGTGATCATTTCTTGATTTCATTGTTTTCGTCGATTGGTATAGCGATTGGGTTTATGAAGCTTTCAACAAATTTCGCTTCATCCTGTGTTATTTCCTCGTTATCGTTATGATCAATATTTATTTCTTTTTCTGAAAGATTTATCATAAACTCATGAGCCGTTTTGATGATCTCATCTTCCGAAATTATGTCTCAATTTCTATCTGCCACGTCTGGCTCTAACACTACGAACGTTACTGTGTTGTGTCATGAATCAGTTTTACAAATTTTTGATAACATTTTTTTTGTTAAAAATAAAAAGCAATCTGCTTATAGATTGCTTATCGAACATTCTCAAGGACATTTACCAGACACTCTTTGTCGCTGGATTGAATACTTGAAATGATGTAACACAGCGACAGTTGAATCATAATGGAGCATATTGGTTGCTGATTTGCATTTCACCGTCATCATCAACATATGCTTGTTTATATGGTATCCATCATATTTTCTCTGCTTCACGATGACTATATCTAACCTTTTCGTCTCATTGTGTATATGTCATCTTCCATCATGGAGCTCAAAACTCACTAAGGTATTGCTCAAAATGTTCTTTTTGACCGTGTGTATATGCCAGTGCCGCCTCAGTATTGGCGATTAAAGAGGCTCTCCAGTCAGAAAACTGGGTAAATTTTGTTTGTATATTATCAGATACATCTTTTGCGGATAGCTGTTTTTCCATACCATCATTTATGATGTCTTTTATTTCCTGCCTGGTTTCATCATCCACTTTTGAGATAAACTCTCATATCCTAGTTTTTGCATACTGTTTTGCAAAATCGTCTGATATTCAAATAGATACACCAATAGCGATTTCCTTTTGTGTCTCTTTTTCTTGGAAATTAGCTCATATTTTATATGTCTTTTGTAGCTCAATATTGAAATCGTCCTGTCGTTCTGCAAACCGATCATCTTCTATCTTTTTTATAAATACATGATTTTCTGCATCTTTGATTCATTCTTCAGCTAG